ATGAATGCGTGCGCCGTCGACAAAAAGAGCGACGCGAGCGGCGATCGTGAAGCGCGCCTCGTCAATTTGCGGAGTGGTGCCGATGCGGCGCATCGCTGACACATTCACTCCAGATCTGTTCGAACAGATCCCCAAGGCTCATCCCATGACCCACGGCGCCTGGAGATTCAGATTCGAAATTTCCCACGTCATATCGGAGGCAATTTCCATCTGCTCGAAAGATATTTACGGTGTTGCTGCGGATATGAGTCGCATGTTAGGGCGCGAAGTCAGTATCAACACCCTCCGAAAATACAGCTCGTCGGCAGCTGAGGACCATGTTCCGAATCTCGAAACGGCAATGGCATTCGATGCTGCCACCGGACAGCTGGCACTTATCTCTCTCTATGCCCAGAAGCTTGGATGTACTGTGCTTCCAGGGCAAGACAAACTGCTCGCGGAGCTCGGGCGCATCGAGCAGATGGAATCCGACCTAGCCAAACAGAAACGAGCAATCAAGCAATTCCTGGAGAAATCTCGATGAAGCCTGGGTATGCATCGATAATTGACATAGCCGAGGCGCTGAATGTGACGAGGCAAGCTGCGCTGAAGCGAGCCTCAAAAGAGTTGTGGGTTTGTGAAGAACAACCGTGCCCAGGTGGAAAAAAACGCTGGTACCCGATCTCGAAGCTGCCCTCGAATATCCGTGAAGCCGTCTATCGCAAACTGAACCCACCCCCCTCCAATTTGGTGGAGCTTTCACCTGGCCGCACCCCTTCTGGGCAATCTTATTCCGTGGAGCGCAGAAAGGTTCCGGCCATTCCTGCAGCTCGCGCCAAATGTCGCGAAAATCTCGAACCCCAACAGATCAAGGCGCGCGATGCAGCCGCCATCCTGGCCAGGGGAATCATGGGGATCATGGTGCAGATGGATTGTGCAGAAAGATGCGCCTGCCAGATCCTGGCAAAGCGGATCGAGAGTGGCGATGCTGCTCCGCACATCATCCAGGCCGACATCGATTCGAACATCAAGCCGAGAAAGAAGCAGGATGCCTTGACGAGAATCAGCGGAAGAGCCAGACGCCTGCAGCGCATCATCGGGTTCTGGAGGGCGGGTGAGCTGGAAGGCGACACCCTAAAATACCTGGTCCCAGGGAAGCGCGAGAAAGAAGGCTTCGATCCGGTGCATGTGGGCGCATTTCTTCGGTTCTTCTGCAAGCCCTCCAGCCCCAGCGTCAAAATGACCCATGAAAAGATGGTGTCGTTCCTGGAATCGCAGGGGCTCAGGGCACCGTCATACACTGTGGCCACGCGCATCGAGAAAAGCCTGCCGGTGACCATTAAATATCGGGGCCGCATGACGGGGGCAGCCTGGAGATCCATCAAGCCGTACGTCGACAGGGACGTGTCGATGTTCAAGTCGAACGATATCTGGGTTGGCGACGGCCACACCTTCAAGGCAAGAATCCAGAGCCCGTTACATGGGCAGGCTTTCCAGCCAGAAGTAACGCTGATCCTAGACTGGGTCTCCAGAAAGATCGTCGGATGGAGCGTGGCGCTGTCGGAATCGACGATCGCGGTGTCTGCGGCCTTTCGGGACGCGCAGATCCGAACCCGGGCGCGGCCGCTCATCTATTACAGCGACAACGGCTCCGGACAGACCGGAAAATCGATCGATCACCCCATCTTCGGATCGCTTGCCAGGCAAGGAATCGGGCACGAAACGGGGATTCCAGGAAACCCGCAAGGCCGCGGCATTATCGAGCGCCTCTGGCCGACCGTCACCCTTCCCCTGGCCAAAACCTACCCTACGGTGCTCACAAAAGACGCCGACCGGGATACGGTTCGCAAAGTCACGCAACTGATCGCAAAGTCACAGCGCGCCAAGGAGATCAGCCCTGTCCTGCCAACTTTCTCGCAATTCGTTTCAGACCTGGAAAACGCCATCGAAAAATACAATTTCGAGCACAAGCACAGCGGCCTGAAAGGCATGACGCCGAACCAGGCGTATGAGGCCTTCATGGACCCGGATTCCATCGTGTTCGGCGTCTCGGATGACGAGGTCCGCGAGTTGTGGATGCCGGAAGAGGAAAGGACCCCAAGCCGCGGCGTAGTGAGGCTCTTTGGCAATGCCTATTTCTGCAAGGAACTCGTCGACGTCCTCGCGGAAGGCGAAAAAATCCGGGTCAGATACGACATCCACGACGGCTCCAAGGTATGGCTCTATCGGTCGAACGGCGAATTTCTCGGGGAGGCGCTCTGGGATGGGCACAAGCGTGCCGCCTTCCCGGTCCCGTTCGTGGAGCAAAAACGCCTGGAACGCGCCCAAGGCATCAAGCAGCGGGCCCAGCGCGACATCGACCGTGCGGATGCAGAACTTTCAAACACCTTCGAGGCGCTCCCCATCATCGAGCGGGAAATCGTTCCCATTCAGGCGCCCAAGACAGCGGAACGCATCACAAACGCAGTACATGAAACCCAGGCAAAGCCGAATCTCGATCTGATGGGCGATTACAGCCTGCTGACATGGCTCTCGGAACATCCCGAGGACTGGACGGATGCCTTCAGGAACTATTTCCGGGATCAGGTGCAACAGGGGTCGCGCACGATAAGGGGCGCCCTGGACGAATTTGATTTGTGGGATGAGGTGAGCAAACAGGATTTTAAGGTGGCCGTTTAGATTTGGCGATCAAAACGGCCTTGGTTGGGCGCGGCAAACGCCCTTGAGTGCAACAAAAGCAATAGGAGTTTATCAGATGAAGAAACATTTTGTGAAGACATCGAACTATCGTGCCTTCGTGGACGGCATCCAGGCCGTAGAAGCGCGCGGAGCGGCGGAAGCCAGCATGATGCTGGTGCATGGCCATGCAGGATTTGGGAAGAGCGAAACGCTCGACCACTGGGCAACGCAGAACGACGCAATCTACCTGAGGGCGAACGTCGACTGGACCCCGAAATATTTCCTGATCGAACTTGCCAAGTTCTTGCGGACTGATCCGAGCGGGACTGCCGAGAAGCTTTTCGCCAGGCTGCTGGCCAAGATTGCCGCCGAGCAGATCCCCATCGTGATCGACGAGGCGGACCACTGCCTGAAGAACAATGCAGAGGTCCTGGAAAAGGTCCGGGATTTCGCCGACCGAACCGAGACGCTCGTGATCCTGGCTGGGATGGAAAAAATCCAGGGCAAGATCGCCAGGCATGACCAGATCAGCAGCCGAATCGCCCGGGCCGTCGAATTCAAGCCGGCGTCGGTCGAAGACACCCAGAAACTCTGCGACGAGCTCAGCCTGGTCAAGGTTGCGCCTGAGCTGGCTGCGGAAATACAGCATTTCAGCGGGGGAAGGGTCAGGGAAATCATCAATGCCATTGCCGTAGTCGAGAGCGCTGGAAAAAGGAAAGGGGTTGAAATAGTTGCCCTGCAAGACGTCGACGGAATGGCGCTGACCCATGACTGGCAAGCTCGCAAGCCCCGTGTCGTTCGTGCCGGAGGTCGGTGATGAGGCTCATGCAAAGACTGCTCCGGCTGCTCGCACAGGGAGAGCGTCTCAAGCCTTCCGAGGCCGCCAAGCTGATCTCGAAGCCTAGAAAGACTATCCAGGAAGCGTTCACAAGGCTTTGCAGGCGCGGGTATGCGATATCGCTCGCCGGCGTTTACGTCAGCACGCCTGACGGCCTGATATTTGCCGCAAGCGGAGATGAGATCAAGAGCGGCCCCGCTGGATTCGAACGCCAGAAGCCTCGCGTGATCGACGGCACCATCCGGACGAAGGCATGGCGAGCCATGCGCATCAAAGGGAAATTCAGCCTCGAGGATCTCGGAAGGTCGGTGCTCGATGGATCCGAAGAGGGCAAGGAGCCCCTCCACAACATCAGGAAATATGTTGTCGGGCTTCAAAAGGCTGGATATCTCCTCGAGATGAAGCGGCGAGCACGGGGAAGCGCGCCGACTTCCAATGGATCGAAGCGCTGGATGCTGGTCAGGAACACGGGACCCCTCGCACCAGTGATCAGAAAAGGCAGCCAGGTGTGGGATCAGAACGAGGAGCGCAACTATCTCTTCGCGGAGCAGGAGTCATGAGCGACTGGATGAATCTTCTCAGGGATGAGATCGGGAAATCGAGCATCACCGTCGTGGCTGCCAGGCTCGACGTTTCTCGCACCGCGATCTCTCTGGTCGTCAACGAGAAATACCCTTCCAGCACCGAAAGGATAGCTTCTCGGGTGCTCGACGTCTTCGGAAAGGTCGATTGTCCATACCTCAACACCCATATCAGGCAATCCGAATGCCGTGGTTACAGCGTCTCAGCAATACCCACAAGCAGCCCCCGCGCCCTGAGGCACTGGAGGGCATGTCAGAAGTGCGAATTCAGAGGAGAGAAATCATGCTGACAGCAATTGAAAAGTCACAGGAATGCAGGGTCGTAAACAACGAGTTGCTTGCCGCGAACATCGAGCGCCTGAAGGCTGGCCTTGAATGGTGTGAGGCTCGCGACCTGCACGTCATGTTTCCGGACATCACCGGAGCAAAACCCAAGATCCTGATCGAGACAAGCGCCAGCTGCGCCAGGCTGATCAAGGAAGGGCTGGCTGCCGAGATCGGCACCTCGTGCATGCATGGCATTCACACCCGAATCATGTGCGTGGTTGTGCAGGACTGCCAGATCATGTGGATCGAAAGGGGGAATTGAGATGATTGGCGCCGAAGAGTTGATGCAATGCGCTGAGGTTCCCCTGGACCATCAGATACTGAAGATCGTGGCCGAGCATGAGCCGATCAAGAGATATCAGATCGCCGATCATTGCCAGACATCCCGAGATCGGATTGCGATCCTCGGCCGAGTCGGTGAAATGAGGAAGGCGGCTCTCCTTGACATCGGCGACGCCGAAGAAGGCTACATCGTAATGCTCACGCCGGAGGGCCGGGAAAAACTTTCTGAGTTCGAGGGATCGAACGATCTCCCGCAGCCAGTTGAGCCTGCACCAGAAAACGCGGGCGCCCCCCCTGAATCTGGAGGCGGCAAGAAAAGCCTTCTGAAGCGAGTGGTGGATTTTCTGGTTCTTCATCCCGGATCTACCCGGGACACGCTGAAGAAGCAATTTCCAGATGAACTGAGGGCGCTCAGCGTGGCGCTGTGCGAAGGAAGGCGCAACGACCGAATCTCGATGAGGGAGGACGGCGAGATTGAGACCTTTCATCCAGGGCCGAACGCCTGGGCAAAACTTGCACCAAATCGCAAACCGTCAGAAAAGAAGTCGCGCACTTCCCCGGCAGTTCTGTCCACGGACGGCAAGCGTATCGATAGGTCGGCAGAGCTGACGCCGGGCCCACTGGAAGGGGGGGCAGCCGCCCTGATCGATCCCTTGAAAGAAGTGGAATCTATCCGGGAAGCGCGCGAAAACGGTGAAACTTATCGCCTGCCAACGGGGGGGGGCGCTACATCCGACGTAGCAACAGCTACTTTTGACGTAGCGGTCGCGTCGCGCTTCCGCGTGGCCAGGACTTCGGACGCCACCATCATCATTTGGGGCGTCACGCCAGATCCCATCGAGCTAGACATAGAGCAATCCAGGACGCTCGTCGACTTCATTGGGGGTTGAGATGAAGCTTGATCTCAACAATTCCGGAAGCTGGAAGCGGATCATGGATTTCAGTGTATCGATGGAATCCTTTGTAAAGGAAGCCGCGCCAAGGCTTGTCATGGCCTCTTCCCATAAGCCGACGCTGCGCATTCTGGATGACTTCGGGAATGTGGCTTCCTTCTGGACACACTGCGATGGCTGGCACGATGCCAGGGAAGCGCGGAGAGTGCCGTGAGGCTTTCCTGTCCTTCCTGTGGCGCGGTGGCCAGCCTCGATGTGCTTCTCGGGCACGAAGGCGCGCGGGATGCCGTCATGGTTGCGCTCAAGCTCCCCGCCCCGCTCGGCAAACTGCTCATCCAGTATATCGCCCTGTTCAGGCCCGCATCGCGGCAGCTCTCGATGGATCGCCTGGCATCCCTCCTGGGGGAATTGCTGCCGATGGTGGAAGGGGCAAGGATCGAGCGCAGCGGACGCATCTGGGCCGCTCCGATCGACAGCTGGAAGGTCGCCATCGAGGAGATTCTGGTCAAGCGCGACAAGCTCACCCTGCCGCTCAAGAGCCACGGCTATCTGCTGGAGATCCTCATGGGGATTGCCAACAAGGCCGAGGCCAAGGTCGAGACGAAGGTCGAGGAAACCAGGGCGTACGGGCACGACCAGGATAGGCGTCCGGGAATGCAGCAAATATCCGGAAAGCTGGAAAGGCGCGGCATCCCCGAAGAGGCGATGGCTGAACTCAGGAAATTCAACTCCAAGGAGCGTGGAAGATGAGCAAAGAAAAGGTTTTGGCGCTGCTGCAAAAGCATGTCGGCAAGGAAAGGGGCATTCGGGTTGACTCTATCGCCACGCTGCTCGGCATGCCGGAGCGCCTTGTGCGCATCAGGATCACCGAGCTGAGGGAGGAAGGAATTGCCATCTGCGCGACCCCCGTCACTGGTTATTTCATCGCCGCCTCCCCCGATGAGATCGAGGAAGTATGTCAGTTCCTGCATTCGCGCGCCATGCACAGCCTGCACCTGGTGTCGCGCCTCAGAAAAATCCCGCTTCCCGACCTGCTCGGGCAGCTCCATCTCAAAACTTAACTCAAGGAGAGCAAGCAATGGCAAAAACAGCAACACGAATCAAGGCAAAAGCGCAGATCGACGTGCCGCAGAATCGCGGCGAGGTGGCGGCTGACATCAGAAGGCTCGGCGATCTGCAGCGTGAACTGCAGCGAGAAACTGCGCTGATGAACGATGCGATCGCGGAGATCACTCACCGCGCGCAGCCCTCCCTGGATGGCCTGAAGGCAAAGATCGAAAAATGCCAGGAGGGCATCCAGGCTTACTGTGAGGCAAACCGTGAGGAGCTGACCAGTGGCAACAAGGTGAAAAGCGCGAACCTGGTCACGGGCGAAGTGCAATGGCGCCAGCGGCCGCCGTCTGTCTCCGTCCGCGGCGCAGAATCGGTCATCGAAACCCTCAAGCGCCTGGGGCTTGCCCGATTCGTGCGCACCAAGGAAGAGGTCAACAAGGAGGCGATTCTCAACGATCCAGAAGATGTGCGCGGCGTGTCGGGGATCAACATCGTCACCGGCGTGGAGGACTTCGTGATCATGCCGTTTGAGCAGGAAGCGGCATAGGCATGAGCGCGCCGATCATCTTCCTGGCCACGTTCGTCGTCGTACTTGCGCTCGGATTCCAGAGCCTGACAGTCAATGCCGGGCATTACAGGGCAGCGTTCCTGAACAGTTTTTTTGATCTCCAGCGCGAACCTGGTGATCCTGCATTTCGTGCCGAAGGCTCACGGGATGCTTGAATACGCCGCCTATATGACGGGAGGGCCGCTTGGAATCGTTGCGAGCATGTGGATTTTCCGGCGAACGCTGGGGAAGCGGAAATCGGGCGGGTGGTGTTTTGTGACCGATTCCGAAGTGACGGACTGACATGGTGTCGGTCTGGAGGGGTTTTTACTGTGTAGTTCAACTCGAGGAGAAGCAAATGAAGCAAAGCGAATTGATCGATGCGATTGCCTCGCATCACGGCAATACCGGAACCAGCAAGACAAGCATCAGGTGGGCACTGGAAGCACTTGCCGAAGTCGCTCACAAGGAGCTCAAGAATGGTGGCGAACTCGCCCTCCCCGGGATCGGCAAGCTTTCCGTGGCGCATCGCCCAGCCCGTACCGGCCGCAACCCGGCAACGGGAGAAGCAATCCAGATCGAGGCCAGGCGGGTGCCGAAATTCGCGGCAGCCAAGGCCCTGAAGGACGCAGTAGCGTAAAGGCAACTGCCGGGGCCTGAATCCGGCATTTCATACCAGGAGAAACAGATGGACGAAGTGACACAAGACCAGCAGGGCCAACAGGATCAGGCCACCTCGACTGCTCAAGACGCAGCGGCGGTATCCGATCAAGGGAGTTCCCAGGCACTCTCCGGAGCGGAGCAAGCTGCCGCATCGACCGATGCCGCGCAAACCCAGCAGGAATCTGCTTCTGGCGACGCGGTGGCGGCCTCCGGAGCACATCCGGGCCTCGGCCTGATGAGCCGCCTGAGGGAGAAAATCAAGGAGTGGGACGAGGATCTCCATGCGGAGCTCGACGAGGAGCTCGCGGAGGTGGAGAGCTTGTTCCAGAAATAAACCCTCGCCTGCAGCCCGTTACTTTTTCCGGAAAGTAGCGGGTTGTGGAGGACGGTTTAACGGAGCGCAGAATCATGGAGATACAAAGCAAATGGAGATGCCCGGATTGCGGAGAGGTTCATGACGACTACGGCGATGCCGCCGAGTGTTGCGCGCCCTCTCCACGGGAAGTGTTTATCTGCCCGGTCTGCAAAAGCGATTTCATATCTGAAGAGATAGCGATCGGTTGCTGCAATGCCGATCTGCTGCCCGAAGACTTCGTGCCCGAGCCCACGACCGCCGAGCTCGAGGCCGAGGGCCAGATGTGGCTTGAATTGTGAAATCCACTGCCACCGACATCCGCAAGAGCGAACTCGCCCAGATCCATGTGGCAAAGAAAGATCTCGGTCTCGATGACGAAACATACAGGGCCATGCTCTGGGCCGTCGCCCGGGTGAAGTCGGCCGCGGATCTCGACTGGGAAGGGAGAAAGCGCGTAATAGATCACCTGAAGGCCAAGGGATGGAGGAATGCTTCGAGGCGTCGAGCAACTCCTCCGGGGAACAAAAGCGCCCTCGTCGGAAAGATCCGGGCACTCCTCATCAACCATCCAGAAGGTCGCAAAGAAGACGCCTACGCTGATGGCATTGCAAAGCGCATGTTCAATGTCGACAAGTACACCTGGTGCGACGAGGAGCAGCTCTACAGGATCGCTCAGGCCCTTTCCGTAAGCGCCAGGAGAACAAGGTGATGGTAGAGATCGACGTCGACGATCTACCTGGCATCCTGCGGGACCTGGTCGACCTGATCGGCCTGGCCGGGACGATGAAGCTGGTCGAGCATTACGGCGGCGTCAGGCTTTATGTGCCTGTGAAGTACGACCCTGGGCACCCGATCGCGAAGCTCCTGGGGGGTGAATCCTTCCTGAAGCTGATAGATGCCTACGGCGGCGAAGAGCATTTCGATATTCCGAAGGCTGATCGCGCCATGATTGCGCTGCGGAATCGGAGGATTCGGGAGGATTACAGTGTAATGAGCCAGCGTCAACTGGCGCTGAAGTACGGCCTCACCGAGCGCCAGATCCGGAACATCGTAGCCGGAATCGAGGTCGAGGACGGGCAGGAGAGTCTGTTTTGAACGGCTTATTCGGGTTTTTCCGGGGCGAACGGAAGGGGGACCTGCCTGGCGGCCTGCCGATGCTCAAGTACCCTGGTTACGGTGTATTCAGTGCGAGCTCCGTCGGCGGTCTGCCACTGCATCACGCGAACTTCGCAAATCAGGATGTCTCCCTTTGCGAAAAATTCGAGGCTCTGGTCGACCCTGGAAAGGAATTCAGCATCGACGATGGCTGCGTGAATCGTGGCGGCCCCGTCGTAAAGGCGCCATTTGTTGTCCTCCTTGAAGGCAAGCGACACGATGGAAAAGGCTTGCTGGCGCACATTGTCGAACAGCAGCACCTCCTGGGGCGCGGGCACCGCAAACCAGAGCGCCTCCTCGCGCAGCACGGTGTTTCCGATGGAATCGTCGGTGCCGAATGCGACGGTGTCTATTCCGTCCCGCTCGATCGGGGCAATGACCTTTTCGAGGTTTTCGCGCACAGACATATCTCGGAGCAACTCCAGGACGGCTCGCTCGATTTCGATTTGCTCCCCATCATCGAGAGTGACTATGGCCCGGTCCTGCGTCGGCTCGATGCGACTGATGGGCCTTCCCTTCAGCTTTTTCAGGAAACCGATGAGGCCTTTGCCGGAAAAGCCGATGGCGCTGACAATAGCTGCGGCATTGGCAAAGGCAGAGGCTTCCCTGCCCGAAAGAAAATCGAGGACCTGGTTGGCGAACCCGTGAGCGAGTTCCAGATCGATCCCGAAAGAGCCGGTCTTGAAGGACGCCTTCACGGATACGGAAGCGCGAGTATTTCGGCCATAGATGGCGATGCCGGCCGCCTCGCAGAGATCGCCCATCGCCAGGAGGGCCGGCGCGAGTTCGCGGACATCCATGCGGTGCTCGCGCAGAGCCTCCCCGTCGTAGGTGATGCGAAAATGCTGGACCTTGCTCATGGGTTGAATTATAAGCGTCGCATAGGCGGCGGGCAAATGGATTAGCCTGGATGTTGCGGTGAGTGGATTTTTTCAACGAAGGGAGGGTGTTATGAAAAAGCTGATAGTTGGGTTGATGATTGCGGGATTATTTGCCGGGTGCGGCGAAAAACAGCAGCGCGCCCCTATCCCAAAAGAGGCGTCAGCCTGGTGTGAATACAACGACATCCGAAACAAAACCTATGACGAGTATACAAAAAAGGATATGGCTTCTTTCAAAGGTAAGCTTGTCCCCTCCGCTCATACGGAAAAATTGATCAAGCAAATCGAGCAAGCCCTGCGTCCGGATCGGGACAGGATTTTCGGGAAGATCTCCGATGAAGATGCATCGGTCATCGATGCGCGTGCCTTTTCCGGGGATTGGTATCAGAAATATTGCATTAACCCCAAATAAAGCGCCGTTGACGAACCCTGCGTCCTCAAGGTAGTCTATTCTGGCCCGGCTCCGTCCGGGCTTTTCATTTCCCCGGAAGCCTTTCCGCCTTAGTTCCGCTCCCTCTTTTCAGTAACCTGATCGTGTCAGCAATCTGTTTGCACAAAAGCCACTCAGCCATGCTGAGGGACGTTGAAAAGGAGAGGTATGGGCTTCGATCAGGCATTCCAGGATCTCATGGGCAATGAAGGCGGCTATGTGGACAACCCGAGCGACCCCGGGGGTGCGACTCGCTACGGCATCACCGAGCGGGTTGCGCGCAAGCGCGGCTACACTGGCGACATGCGGGACTTCCCGATCGATCTCGCCCGGCAAATCGCGAAGGCGGAATACTGGGACCCGTGCCATTGCGACGCTCTGCCGGAAGAGGTCGCCTTTCAGGTATTCGATGCCTACTACAATGGCGGCCACGCGGCGATGTGGTTGCAGGAAGCGGCCGGCGTCCCGGCGGACGGCTTGATCGGCCCCGCCACAATCGCGGCCGTGAATGCCGCGAACCCCGACAAGATCGTTATGCGCTTCGATGCGCTGCGCCTTAAATACCTCGGCTCTCTTTCGACGTGGCCCGCATTCGGGCATGGCTGGGCGAATCGGATTGCGGACAACTTGGCCAGGGCTGCTCGGTGATGGGTGATCTGACGGCGCTCGTTCTGTACGGGCTGATAGTCGTCTGCTCAATAACCTGGGGAGCGTTGGTTACCTATCTAGCCATGAGCGCCCTGGCGAACAGGAAGGGCAGGAAATTCCCATGATCAATGATGAGCAGGAGAAATGATGGACTGGAGCAAGGTCAGGAGCGCAATCGGGGCGTTTGCCCCCTGGATCGCCGGGACGCTGGGCACGCCTGTTGCTGGGGCTGCTGTGCAGGCGCTGTGCAATGTGTTTGGGCTGTCGGGAGATCAGCAGACCCCGGAGAAGGCGCTGCAGGCCGTAAGCAATGCCTCTCCGGAGCAGTTGCTCGCGCTGAAAGAGGCGGACGTGAAGCACAGGGAGTTCATGGCGCAGATGGGAATCAAGGAAGTCACCGACCTCGAGCAGATCGCGGCCGGCGACCGGGATAGCGCCAGAAAGCGCGAGGAGGAGGTCAAGGACAAGACGCCTAGGAATCTCGCCTACCTGCTGACTCTAGGGTTTTTCGGGCTGCTCGCCGCCCTGTTCTTCGGCTCCCCTCCCGTCGACGCGCTGCCCACGCTGCAAATCATGACGGGTTCGTTGGGGACCGCCTGGGTGACCATGATCGCCTATTACTACGGCACGTCCGCCGCGCACGACAAGGCGACAGCGCTCATGGCGGCCAATCAGACCTCCAGGGGGTAGCGTGCAGCTGCAGATCGATTTTTGGCTTCTGATCGAGGGGCTGTTCGCGCTCCTGGTCGCTTTTGTCACGGTGGCCTGGGTGTTCGGCGCGGTGCTCCTGAAGCAGTTTCGGGGGCATCTGAAAGAGCGTTTCGCCGAGGTGTCCGCCGAAATGCGCGAGCGCTCGGCCGCAGAGGAGAAGGTCGGGGCGGAAATACGCAAGCTGGAAAACGACTTCCTGAAATGGCGCGGGGACATGCCCATCGAATATGTGCGGCGGGAAGATTATGTGCGCGGCCAGAGCGTCATCGAGCTCAAGCTGGATGCGCTGTTCAACGAGCTGAAGAACGCACAGATACAGGGGAAATTATGATCGATCACGCTAAAGTTCGCCGCGAAAACCTGCGCTGGCTGATCCTGCTTACACTCAACAATGCGCGCCCGGTCGGGGCATCCGAAGAGGTGGTGCTTGCGACCGCCCAGGCGGTCTATCGTGACGCCACGCAGGTAGAGGTGAGGAGGGAGCTCGACTATCTGCACGGACGAGAGCTTGTGGTCGTGGCTCGCGATCCGGGTGGAAGATGGTCTGCAGGGATATCCCGGAATGGCGTCGATGTCGTCGAATACACGGTGGAGTGCGATCCCGGCATCGCCCGTCCGGAAAAGTACTGGTAATGGCGCCGCGCTCTAAAATCGCCCGTCTTCCGAAGGCCGTAAAGGACTGGCTGGATCGAGCGCTCGCCGAAAACGGCTTTGCCGATTACGAGCTGCTGTCCGCGGAACTCAAGCGGCGAGGTCATGACATCAGCAAGTCGGCCATACATCGCTACGGCCAGGAGTTCGAGGACAAGCTCGCTGCGCTCCGGATCGCCACCGAACAGGCGCGAGCCATCACCGAATCGATTCCTGACGACGCCGGCGCCATGAACGATGCGCTGATACGCCTGGTGCAGCAGAAGGCTTTCCAGGTGCTGGTCGAAATGGAAGAAGGGGCGTCCATCAAGGAGATCGGCCTGATGGTTGCGAGGCTTTCGAATGCCACCGTGAAACAAAAGCAGTGGCAGGCGGAGGTGATGGCGAAAGCCCGGGAAACGGCCGATTCCGTGGCGTCCATTGCGCGCAAGGGCGGCCTCTCCCAGAGTGCCGCCGACAAGATCCGCGAGAAGATCCTCGGCATCGCGTCATGAGTGCTCCCGCGGTACTGCTTCCCTACCAGCAGAGATGGCTTGCGGATAAATCCCCGGTCAAGATCTGCGAGAAGAGCCGCCGCGTCGGGCTTTCGTGGGCTGAAGCCGCCGATGACGCCCTGATCGCATCTTCATCCAGGGAGGCGGCCGGGGATGATGTCTGGTATATCGGCTACAACCAGGACATGGCCAAGGAATTCATTCGCGACGTAGCCTTCTGGGCTCGCCACTACGAGCTGGCGGCCGGCGAAATGGAGGAAGCGGTCCTGAAGGACGAGGACAAGGACATCCTGACCTTCGCGATCAGATTCGCGTCCGGTTTCAGGGTTACGGCTTTGTCGTCGCGCCCGTCCAATCTGCGCGGCAAGCAGGGCGTCGTCGTCATCGACGAGGCCGCCTTCCACGATGATCTCGACGGACTGATCAAGGCGGCGATAGCGCTGCTGATGTGGGGGGGCAGGGTCAGGATTATCTCGACGCACAACGGTGACTCGAATCCTTTCAACGAGCTGATCCAGGACTGCAGGGCAGGTAAGAAGCCTTATTCGGTGCATCGGATAGAGTTCGAGAACGCAATCAAGGAGGGGCTGTTCAGGCGCATTTGCGTGGCCACGGGCAAGAATTGGTCGCGCGCCGAAGAAGTCAAGTGGATTGCAGAGATGCGCGCATTCTACGGCGATCACGCCTCCGAGGAACTGGACGTCATCCCGAGCTCAGGCTCCGGAACGTTCCTGTCGCGACAGATCATCGAGGCGGTCATGAAAGCGGATATCCCGGTCATCAGACTATCCCGGCCGCCCTCCTTTACGACCGAGCCCGAGCATATCCGTAGGGCGGACATTCAGGACTGGTGCGAGGAGGTATTGAAACCGCTGCTCGAATCGCTGGACCCGGATCTCGATCATTTCTTCGGAGAGGATTTCGGGAGGCTCGGCGACCTGTCCGTGATCTGGCCGCTTGCCCTGACCAGGCTGCTCGACCTGGAGACGCCTTTCGTGTGTGAACTCCGAAACATCCCGTTCGAACAGCAGCGTCAGATCCTGTTCTACCTGGTAGACCGGCTGCCGAGATTCGCGGGCGGTGCTATGGATGCGCGGGGAAACGGCCAATATCTTGCGGAGGTTGCGATGCAGCGTTACGGCGAGAGCAGGATCGCCCAGGTGATGCTCTCGACAGAGTGGTACCGGAGCAATATGCCCAGAATGAAAGCGCACTTCGAGGATCGAACCCTGTCAGCTCCCAGGGACGCCGACATTCTGGCGGATCTGCGCGCTGTCAAGATGGACAAGGGGGTCGCCAAGGTGCCCGATTCCGCGAGAGCGCGAGGGACTGACGGCAATGGACGGCACGGCGACGCAGCCATAGCACTGGCAATGGCGGTGCATGCCGTCTCGTCGATGGAGCCCGTCACCATCGAATTTCATAGCGCGGGCAATTCGCGCGTATCGAACATCCCTGCGCAGCAATTCCTGCAAAACGAAGTGGCTGCGATGACTGGAGGTTACTGATGGAGAGCGATAAACAGGTTCGCCCAGATCTGGGCGAGATTGCAACGACCCTCGACGGCAGGGACATCACCCGCGGCTACCTCGGCCCGCTGCTGATTCCTCAGGATCGGGTGCTGCTGTCCGTGGGCGGCAACCTGATGTTCTACGAGGAGGTGCTGACCGACGACCAGGTGATGTCCACCTTTCAACAGCGGCAGTTGGCGCTGATATCTGTGCCCTGGGAAGTGACCCCGGGCGGACCATCTCGCCAGGACAAGAAAGCGGCCGACTTCCTGTCGGCCCAGCTGGAGAGCATTGGGTTCGACAACCTCACCAAGAAAATGCTCTACGGCATGTTTTACGGGTATAGCGTGGGCGAGTGTTTGTATGCCAGGGACGGATCTCAGGTGGTGCTCGATGGCCTCAAGGTCAGGAAAAGCCGGCGTTTCCGCTTCGCCCCGGACGAGTCTCTCAGATTGCTGACCATGCAGAATATGTGGGACGGCGAAGTGCTGCCCCCCAGGAAATTCTGGACTTACCAGTGCGGCGCCGACAACGACGACGAGCCCTATGGCCTCGGCCTCGCCCACTGGCTGTACTGGCCGGTATTTTTCAAGAAAAACGGAGTCACGCTCTGGCTCAAGTACCTCGACAAGTTCGCCCAGCCGACGACTGTGGGCAAATATCCGCGAGGCACATCCCAGCCCGAGATCAACACCCTGCTGCAGGCGCTGCAGGCGATCAACACCGACACGGGCATCGCTGTCCCGACCGGCGTTACTTTGGAGCTCCTGGAGGCAGCCAGATCCGGCACCGGCGACTATGCGACGATCTACGACCGAATGAATCAGGCGATCGCCAAGATCGTGCTCGGCCAGATGATGACCTCGGAAGCGGTCGGAGGGCACAACAAAGCGGACGTGCAGATGCAGGTACGGCAGGATCTGGTCAGGGCTGACGGCGACATGATCTGCAGCAGCTTCATGCGAGGTCCAGGAAAATGGCTCACCGAATGGAATTTCCCAGGGGCCAAAACTCCCAGGCTGCGGCGCATCGTCGAAGACCCAGAGGATCTGAAAGCGCGCGCGGAGCGAGACGCAAGTCTTTACAGCATGGGCTACAGGCCAAAGCTCAGGTACGTCCAGGACACCTACGGCGGGGAGTGGGAGGATGTGGGGGCGCCCAAGCCGAACGCCCCGCAGGCGCCGACACCCGACAATCCAGCCTTCGCGGAAGGCGATGTCGATGACGAAATAGACGCGCTGGAGAAGGAGATGCTGTCGGACTGGGAGAAAGTCACCTCCCCCGTCATGCAGCCCATCGTCGATTTGGCTGCCGAATGCGAAAGCTTCGAGGCGTTCCAGGAGGCACTTCCGTCGCTTCTGGGCAAAATGGATGTGGCAAAGCTCGTCGAGCAGCTCGCCCAGGGATCGTTCGCCGCGAATTTATGGGGCAGGCTGAACCCGGGATACGGAGGTGAGTGACATCGTTCTGCAGCCGCTTCCCCCTAAAGAGGCAATCGCTTTCTTCAGGCAAAAGGGCTTCAAAATCGGGTTCAATCACCAGGATGTTTGGCAAGAGGAGCACCAGGCGGCTTTTACGGTGGCCAAGGCAATGAGCGTGGACGTTCTCAAGGCCATTCGCTCCGCCGTCGACGACGCGCTCGCCAATGGCACGACGTTCCGCGACTTCCGCAAGAACCTGAAGCCGGTGCTGCAGCAGAAGGGATGGTGGGGGCAGTCCGAGATGATCGATCCGCTCGATGGTCAGAAAAAACAGGTGCAGCTTGGCAGCACCAGGCGGCTGGAGCTGATCTACGACACCAATCTGCGCACCTCCTACAGCGAGGGCAAGTGGCAGAGAATCCAGGCGAACAAGGGCGCTTTTCCTTATCTCATGTATTCCGGGGGGCATTCGGCGCATCCGAGGCCGCTCCACCTTGCCTGGAATGGGCTGGTTCTGCCTGCGGACGATCCGTTCTGGCAGGCGCATTACCCCGTGAAGGCGTGGCGGTGCAAATGCTACGTCATCCAGATGAACAGCCGCATGCTGGCGCGACAGGGGCTCTCGGTCGGATCGGCGCCAAAGGTCGAGTCCTACACCTACATCAACAAGCGAACCGGTGAGGTCCAGAAGATCCCGGCAGGGGTCGACCCGGCATTTCATTACGCACCTGGCGGACGTCAGGGTGCGCTCAACTCCTACCTGGCGTCGACGCTGGATAGCGCAGATCGTCCGCTGGCCGCAGCTGCCGTATCCGACCTCGTCAAAAGCGCTGCATTCAAAAGCTTCTACGAGAAGCCGGAAGGGGCGTTCCCCGTCGCGGTGCTTGCGGCAGCGGATGCCAAGGCGCTCGGCGCGGGCACCAATACGGTCCGGCTGTCTGATGCGACCATGCAGAAGCAGATCGAGGTCCATCCCGAAATCACCTGGGATGAATATGGCGGCGTGCAGGAAGCCATCGATAAGGGCGAGCTCATCCAGGATTCCGATAACACTGCGATCTATCTATGGGAGGACGGGGGGTACGTGACCGTGGTGAAGGCCACCAAAAGCGGGAAGGCGCTTTACATGACGAGCTTCCGCAGGCTCTCTCGAGACGAAGTGAAACGGGATGAGGAGGTGAAGCGTCTCCTGAAGAAAAAGCAGTAACGGGCGGTGGGGCCCCCCAGTCCGCTTTCGCGGCAACCCCACATGGCGCTCCAGTCTTTCGACTGTGCTACGGCCGGGGGAATATCACCGTGTCACGCCCGTGTTTGAAGTATGCGCCCTGGTGCGAATTTATGCAAACGCCGTATAATGCGCCAGAGCGATTATTTTGCCCGCGCCGCTACCTTCACCTGTCGCGGGAAATTCTCCCCCGTTAACCCCCCGTTAAATTCAGCCAGAAAGACATTCGCACCTTGGTGCGCTCCCCCTGGATTTCATCCCGGGGTTTCTTTGCGCGAAAAGTTGGGGTAGAGTAAAAAACATCTGCCGGGAAGTTCTTCCCGGAAGCGCTTCCTCCTTAACCCGTCCCGCACCAGGCTTCACAATGCGTCTCATCACATCGAGGAGATGCAGTGAAATCTATCCAGATTTTCAAGCCAGGCAAGCACACGGCCATGAGTGGCTCGACGCTCGCATTCAGCGAGAGCGATCTTCAGGCCACTGCTGCCGCCTACGATCCCGCGAAGCATGAAGCGCCGATCGTGATCGGCCACCCCCAGGCCGATGCGCCCGCTTACGGGTGGGTCAAGGACCTGAAATTCGCGGATGGTCTGTGCGCCTCCCCGGATCAAGTCGACCCGCAGTTCGCCGAGATGGTCCGGGCGGGAAAGTTCAAGAAGGTCTCGGCCAGCTTCTACACCCCGGATTCCCCGTCCAATCCCGTGCCCGGCGTCTACTACCTCAGGCATGTAGGATTTCTCGGCGCGCAGCCCCCCGCGGTCAAGGGTCTGAGGTCGCCTGAGTTCGCCGATGCGGAGAAAGGCATCGTCGAATTCGGCGACTGGACCGATGTGCAGAACGCATCCCTGTGGCGCAGATTGCGGGAATGGATGATCGGCGAGAAGGGGCTTGATGTCGCGGACAACATCCTCCCCGATTACGCAGTTCAGTCGCTCGAGCAGAATGCCTTGCAGAGCGATCCAGACGACGAGGCGGATTCACCCGCGCCTCAATTTTCAGAAACCAAAGGAGCTGGCATGACCGATGAAGAAAAGGTGCGCCTTGCGGCGCTTGAAGCTGAAAACGCAAAGCTGAAGAAACAGGCAGGCGAGCAGCAAAAAGCTGAGATTCACGCCGCGAATGCCGCGTTCGCAGAAAAACTCGTCCAGGAAGGCAAGCTGCTGCCCGTGCAGAAGAGCGTCTGCGTGGCCACGCTGGACTTTGCCGAAAGCTGCGAAACCGTTGTCGAGTTCGGAGAGGGCGACGAGAAAAAACCCCTCAAGGATGCGATTCGCGGGTTCCTGGAGTCGCTCCCCAACCAGGTGGAGTATGGCGAGCTGTCGAGAGACAAGGGCGCCGAGCGCACCGTCGAGTTTGCCGGCGCGCCTGGCTACACCATCGATCCGGCAAAGCTCGACATACACGCCAAGGCGCTCGCCTACCAGGAGCACCACAAGGTGGATTACGTCACGGCAGTCAAAGCCGTCGGCGGCAACTAAGGAGATCATCTGATGAGCAAGCAATCGAGGCCGCTATTCACCCTTTCATTCACCGCTCAGGCCGCGGTGATCCCTTATCGCGGAGTCGACTTCACCGGCGCGCAGATAGCCGCCCAAGGCGCAGCTCCCGCAGCTATCGCCAGGCGCCCGGCTGCAGCAGGGGAGCCGTTCGAAGGCACCGTCATCGGCACGGAGATCTGCGAAGCCGGTGCGGCAGTCGCCGCGGGGCAGCTCGTGCAGATGGATGCCCTGGGCCGCGTCATCCCGGCCGATCCTGCGACGATCGCCGCCGGTGCGACAGCCGTCACTTCGACGGGGGCGAACGGAGGGATACTTTCTGGAGCGTATTTGCCGGAAGCCATTGTCGGGCGCGCGCTGCAAGCTGCCGCGGCCGCCGGCGACTTCATCGAAGTGCTGTTGAAGCTGTAATCCACCATTTACCAAGGAATCGACATGAAAACCTACCGCATCAATATAGTCTGGGCAGTCTGCTTCGCCCTGCTCGCCGCCGTGGCCGCGCACTTCGGCATCCTGCATCACGATAGCGCGATGACCTTTGCCTTTGCGGGCATTACGATGAGCGGCATGGACACCCGGATCATCGATCCGATCCTGACCAACGTGGCCCAGGGCTATCAGAACTCCGAATTCGTCGGCAGCGTGCTCTTTCCGCCCGTTCCGGTCCAGACCTCCGGCGGCCAGATCATCGAATTCGGGCGTGAAGCCTTCAAGCTCTACAATGCCAGACGCGCTCCAGGCGGCACGACCAGGCGCATCCAGTTCGGCTACCTCGGCAAGCCCTTCACCTTGCTGCAGGACTCGCTCGAAGGGCAGGTGCCGCGCGAATATCTGAGGGATGCCAAAATCGTTCCCGGCATCGACCTGGGTGCTCGTGCGATCAACACGACCATGAAAGCACTGAGGCTGACCCTGGAATACGACCAGGCAAATCTGGCCACGACCGCCGCCAACTACGACGCCCAGCATCAGGTCGCGCTCTCGGGTGGCTCGAAATGGTCCGCATCGACCGGCAACCCGCTCACAGATGTCGACACGGGCCGCGAAGCGATCAGAGAGGCGGTGGGCATATACCCCAACACCTTGCTCATGTCCGCCCAGGCATTCGTCGCTGCGAAGAACAATCCGAACGTCATTGCCAGATTCCAGTACAACTCTTCGGTGCCGATCGACGGCACGAGCATCACCACCCAGATGATGGCCGGGCTTTTCAACGTCGATCGCGTAGTGGTCGGCAAGGCGATCTACATGAACGACGCGGACGTCTCCTCGGACATCTGGGGCAACAACGCCATACTGGCGTATGCCCCCGAAAAGCCGAGCAGCATCGAAGAGCCGTCCTACGGGTACACCTACACGATGGAGGGGAACCCGATGGTTGAGCCGACGTACTACGACGCCAACACCAAGAGCTGGATATACCCGGTCAACTTCGAGCGTGTGCCGGTGCTCTCCGGCATCACCTCTGGCTACCTGATTCAGTCCCCCGCATAACCCCACCCGACGGCAGCGCGCTACAGGGCGCCATAGGGCGCCCTGCGCAACCGAAATTACAGGAGAAGAAAATGGCAAAGTTCAAAGTCAAGACGCCTGTCCGACACGACGGCGACAACTACGAGGTCGGCAAGGTCATCGAGCTGAAAAAGAAAGCCCATGCCGCTCCTCTGCTCGCCCTCGGCGCAATCGAGCCAGTCAATGCATCCAAGCTCGTCTACGAAGAAGACGGTGCTGCGAGCGCCGACGAGTAAGCCAGGATACCCGGGATGACCTACGCTACCGCATCCGATCTGCTGAGCCGCTTCGATCCTGACGAGATCGCGCAGCGCACGGACATGTCTGTACCCAGGGTCGTGACCGGCGCGCTGCTGGTACAGGCTGCCTCCGGCGCCGTGCTGAGTCCGACGGACCAGCAGTCGGTCGCGGCACCGATGGCCAAGATCGTCCAGGCGCTGCAGGATGCCGAAGACACCATACACGGCTTCATCATGGGGCGTTACTCGGTGCCGCTGAGTAACGCGCCTCAGGCAATCGTGCTGGCAGAGTGCAATCTGGCCAGATATTTTCTGTACGACGAGAATCCTCCGGACACCGTCACCAAGCGGTATGAGGCGGCGATAGACCTGCTCAAGTCACTCCGCGACGGCAAATCGGATCTCGGGCCCGCCGGCCCAAATCCTGCCCAGGACCCCGTGGGCACGGTCATGATTGCCCAGGGCAACAAGACCTTCCGAGACTGCGAGCTCGATGCGTACAAGAACACCCTGACCGGGAACGCTTTCGGCTATACCGGGGGTAATCCCTTCGGAGGCCCGGTATGAGCGGAGCGTCTTTCCAGGTAAGGGTCGACGACGCGCGAGTAAGATCCGCGCTCATGCAAGTGATCGCGCTCGGCCACGACCCCGCTCCGATCATGCAGGAAATCGCAGCTTACGGGGAAAATTCCACGCTCGAACGCTTCGACTCCGAAACGGGTCCCGACGGAAAAAAATGGAAGCAAAGCCTGAGAGCCAGGCTCACCGGCGGCAAGACGTTGACCGACAAAGGGCACCTCAGGGATTCGATAACCAGCGAGTCCGGGCGCGACTGGGCTCAGTGGGGGAGCAACAAGATCTACGCGCGCATCCAGCAGCTCGGGGGCGTCATCAAACCCAAGTCTTCGAAGAAGCTGAGATTCAGGCTGGCGAATGGAGGGTGGCGAACGGTCTCCCAGGTAACGCTGCCGGCGCGTCCTTACCTGGGCATAAGCCATGAAGATGAGGCGGAGATCCTGGCGCTGATCCGGGACAGGCTCGCGGGGACAGCGCATGCTGGCTGATCTGGAAAACGAGCTGATCGGCATGATTCAGGCTTCCCCGCTGGGGCCGAAGCTCAGGGAGGTGAATTCCCTTCCGGAGCTCGATGGCGAAAATCTCATCAAACGATTTTCTACGGTGGCACCTGCAGCCTACGTCGCGCCGGCAAACTTCAGCATCGAGCGCAGCGGCCTGGCGCTCCCTCGGTACGGCATTTCGCTGGTGGCCAGGAACTCCCGCGGCCAGAAAGAAGCGCTGCAAGGAGATGGCATTTCCATCGGGCTTTACCAGATGGTCGACGCCATACTCGGGATGCTGAACAACGGAAGCACCGCATCGAGCGCCTGGATCGCAGTGTCGCTCGACTTCATGCATGAAGAGCTGCTGTTCCGGAACGGTATATACGTGGCCGTCGTCAAGGTCGAGGGAAGCCAGGTCCAGTTGCCGGATCCGATCGACGAAACCACCCTGGCGGACTTCCTGAGCTTCCACGCCGATTACGATATCACGCCATTCCAGACGCCGGCAGTGCAGGCCGAATGGTCGCAGCAAAATTATGTGAACGGGCAGCCTGATGCCCAGGACGATGTAACTCTATAGGAGATGTGAGATGGCTGAAAAAGTATTCCTCAAACCCAGAGAGGGCGTAAAGGTGCGCATGCCGCTCCCGGGGGTCGGGCATTTGCCGGAAGAAGGTGCCCCGGTGGAAAAGACCATCTACTGGCGCAGGCGCATCAATGACGGCGACGTTCTTGTCGCGAGCGCCCCAAAAAAACCCGCTGAACCGCCAGCGCCAAAAGCTGAATAACACAGAGGAGCCACCATGCCGGACAATGTAAGCTTCAATTCCATACCGATCGACATCCGCACTCCCGGACAGTTCATCGAGATCGACAACTCCAATGCGACGGGAGGAATTCCTCAGCAGGCACAGACGATTCTGGTGCTCGGGCAAAGGCTTGCGGCAGCTCCTGTGGCCGCCGCGATTCCTACCCAGATATTTTCCGGTACCCAGGGCGCCGGCTTCTTCGGGCGCGGATCGATGCTGGCGCGCATGATCGCGGCAGCCAGGGCAGCGAATCCCTCCACGGAAATGTGGGCAATCGCCCTGGACGACCTGGCAGCAGGAGTCGCGGCAAGCGGTACTTTGACCGTCACCGGGGCTCCGGCGGCGGGCACGCTGGCGCTCATGATCGCCGGCACCGAAGTGAAAGTCGGCGTGGCTGCGGCTGAACAGAACTCAGTGACGGCAACCAACATCGCAGCGGCCATCAATGCGAATCTCGATCTGCCTGTCACCGCAGCGGCTGCCCTTGGCGTGGTCACCGTTACAGCCCGTCACAAGGGAGAGTGCGGCAACGATATCGACATGCGTCTCAACTATTACAGCGGTGAAATGACCCCCCAAGGTCTTGCCGTCGCCATAGTCGCTATGGCGAATGGCACCGGAAACCCGGACGTGGCCGGGGCGATCGCGGCGATCGGCGGCGATCAGTATTACACCATCATCATGCCCTGGACCGATGCGGCCAATATGTCCGAGATCGAGACGTTCCTGACCACGAACTGGGGGCCGATGGTCCAGAAGACCGGACACTCCTTTTCTGCAGTAAACGGCACACTCGCGACGCTTGGTACCTACGGAACGGCGCGCAACTCGCCGCATACGACAGTCATGGGCGTCTACGACATGCCCGTCGAGCCATGCATCACCGCGGCAGTTCTGGGCTCGGTCTGCCAGTACTACGGATCGATCGATCCGGCGCGTCCGTTCCAGACGCTCCCGCTCCCGGGCATTCTGCCCCCGCCGGTCCAATCGCTGTTCACACGCGACGAGCGCGATCTGCTGTTGCATGACGGCATTTCGACTTTCACGGTCGACCCCGGCGGGAATGTGCTGATCGAGCGAGTGATCACCACCTACCAAACGAACTCGCTCGGCATCGCGGACGTTTCGTACCTGGACCTGAACACGGTCTGGACGGTCGATGCTATCCGCTATGCGATACGCGCCAGGATCGCGCTGCGCTTCCCCCGCTTCAAGCTGGCGGACGACGGGACCAATTTCGCGCCCGGACAGGCAATCGTCACTCCAAGCATCATCGCGGCCGAGCTGGTGCAGCTGGCGTCGGATCTTGAGCAGGCCGGTCTCATCGAGAATCTGGCTCAGTTCAAGCAGGATCTGCTGGTGGTTCGCTCGACAGCCAACGTCGATCAGGTGAATGCCGTGATCCCGCCGAATATCGTCAACCAGTTCAGGGTGTTCGCCGCATCCGTTCAATTCATTCTGTAAGGAGCTTACATGGCAAATCCGAATCAGGTTACGGGGCGCGTATTCGTCACCGTCAATGGCCAGAGGCTTGCCTCCAAGGAGGGAGCGAAGCTGGATATCGGCGGCGTTACGCGCACCGGCGTCAAGGGAGATAGCGGGGTGCACGGATACATGGAAGCTACCGAGATCCCCTTCATCGAGTGCACCATCTCGCACATGGCCGCAACCGATCTCGAGGCAATTGCTGCCTACTCGATAGAGTCGGTGGTCTTCCAGACCGACACCGGTCAAACCTACTCGCTGTCCCAGTCCTGGCTCGCGAAGCCGCCCGAGCTCAGCAAGGGAGAGGTTCACCTCAGATTCGAGGGAATGGCCTGCGTGCGTTCGAGCTGATATTTACGAATTTAGGAGAAAATCATGGCCCAAGCCATCGCCAAATCCATCGCCCTCGCCCACCCGATCACCCTGGGGGACGTTACCTACTCATCGATCGATCTGCGCCGCCCTGTCGGCCGGGATCTGAGGAACATTGGCCAGGCAGCCAACAATTACGATCTCATTTTCAAGCTCGCTGCAGAACTCAGCGGCATCCCCGACCCGGTATTCGACATGCTGGATATCGACGACATCCAGCCGCTTGTGGAGGTTGTCGGCGGTTTTTTGGCGAGTTCCCAGACGACTGGGAAATCCTCTTAGGGGATCTCGCTTTCGTTTTTCACTTCCAGCCGTCGGAGTTGTGGCGGATGGACGCGAGGGAACTTATATTCTGGAAAGCGCAGGCGCTTCGAATTCAGAAACAGGCTGAGAATTCATGAACATGCTCGAAATCGGCGTATTGCTCAAACTGACGGACCAGATGTCAGGCGGTATGCGCAGCGCCGTCGGCTCGCTCGATGCGTTTGGAACGAAGCTCGACCGAATCGCCGAAAAAGCGAATCGCCTCGGACGAGCGTCGCTCGCAAACGGCATGATTGCGACAGGTATCATGGAAAAGCCCATCAAGGCATTTGCCGATCTGGACGAAGCCAGCACCAATCTTCGCATCGCCATGATGAATAATCTGGGACAGATTCCACCCCAGTTCGCAGAGATCAACAAGCAGGCGATCCAGCTCGGAAATTTACTGCCAGGGACCACGGCCGACTTCACGAATGCCGCCACGGCACTCCTCGAGCAGGGCGCCGCCATCGACTCTGTGGTGAACGGGGGGCTAAAAGCAGCCTCCTACCTTTCGGTTATCCTGAAGATGGTTCCCGAGGATGCCGCCGAAATGGTGGCCAAGTTCCGCGAAGCTTACGGGCTTTCCTCTACTGAGCTGACAAAAATGGCGGATCTCACACAGAAGGCAAAATTCGCCTTCGGCTTGAATCCTGACGATATCAAATACGCGGCTGCTTACAGCGGGTCGACACTGAATCAACTTGGGCTCACTGGTGTCGAAAACGCTAAAAAGATGCTCGTGCTGCAGGGTTACGCTCGTCAACAGGGTATGGATGGCTCGGTATTCGGCACCAACTTCGCCCAGATGCTCAATCAGATCGGTCAAATGCAGACCAAGCTGCAGCGTCATAGCCTCCCCATGCGTCAAACGAATGCCGAGCTTGCCAAGTTCGGTATTCACCTGAACTTTTTCGATAAAAAGGGGAAGTTCGAGGGCATCGAAAATCTTGTCGCGCAGATGCAAAAGCTGCGCGTGTTGAGTCAACAAGAGCAGCTCTTTGTGACCAACAGGCTTTTCGGTATGGAAGGGGGGCGTGTAGCTGCCCAGATGGTGAAAATGGGCAGTGACGGACTCCAGTCCAAGATCGATCTGATGGAAAAGCAGGCGGACATCATGCAGCGGATCGACGTCGCCACCAAGTCAGCCAAAAACACCTGGGAGGCTCTCACGGGCACCGTAACCAACCTCCTGGCCGCTTTCGGCGGCCCCCTGGTAGACTTTCTCAAGCCCTATATCACCAAGCTCAACGAGATCACCGGGGGGCCGCTGCAGAAGTTTGTCGACGACCATAAGACCTTGGCCAGGGTTGTGGGATTGGGTGCCCTGGCTTTTGGTGGGCTTGCTATTGCCATCGGAGGCGCGGCGCTTGCGCTTGCAGCATTTTCCAGGGCCGGTTCTGTGATCGGAGGCGTTCTTGGTCTTGGGAAAGGGAAAAAGGGAGCGATGGGCGCGGGTATTGGCGCGGGCATGCCGATCCCACTCCCGGTATTTGTGGTCAACCAGCACATGAGTCTTACTCCCGAACAGATGGGGGGAATGCCCTCCGGGGGCGTTTCCGGGGAACCGCCCGCGAAGGGCGTCGGATCAAAAATTGCCAAAGGTGTCGGGGGGTTGCTTGGCCTGACAGCGGCATGGGAGATCGGCCAGGGCATAGGAGGGGGTTTTAACTGGCTGATTGACAAGGGGACTTCGGTTGCCACCGGCGGCAAGGAGGATTCGTTTGGCGGCTGGCTGTATGACAAGACCCACGCCAAAGAGATCGATCGGATATCCCACAGGAGGACCGAGCTCTCCGGGACGCTGCATATCAAGATCGATTCTGATGGACGCCCCTCGGTAGTGTCCGTTAAATCCTCCCAGCCCGGCGTTAACTTCAACGCCTATGCCGGCAACACGATGGTGACGCAATGAGCGTTTCCGCATGGAGAACGCAGCTCAGACAGGCTTCCTTTCGGGGTGTGCCTTTCTACACCTTCCGCACAGAAAGTCAGCAGGGGCGTCGAGCCGTTTTGCACGAATACCCGCAGCGAGACATTCCTTATGTCGAGGATCTGGGGCGCAAGGCAAGAGGCTTCGTGATGGAAGCCTATGTGATCGGCCCAAATTACATGGCCGCCAGGGACAGCCTGATTGCCGCCCTGGAGCAATCCGGCCCTGGCACCTTGGTCCATCCTTACCGCGGCACGCTGAATGTCGCTCTCCTGACCCCGGCCACCATCATCGAATCGGCGCAGGAAGGCGGAATAGCGCGCTTCATGATGAACTTCATCGAGGCGGGGAACAATGCGCAGCCCTCAGCCAAGCCTGATACGAGCGCGCTGGTCGGCAATGCAGCCGATTCGGCAAATGCGGCCGCGCAGAACAGTTTCGCCAACAAGTTCAATATCGTCGGGGCCGTGGATTTTGTGACAACAGCCTCTCAGGCTGCGGTCAATTCTGCGATGGGCGCCATCAATTCGGTGGCTCAGTTCGGCCAAGGCGGCAACCTGCTTTCCGAGCTGCTTAATTCCTCAGGAAACCTCTCCTCGTCGCTCACCACGCTCATGGCCACTCCTCAAACTCTGGGCGGGTCCATTCAGAGCCAGATTTTCGGGGTAGAGTCGCTGTTCTCGAACCCATCCTACGCCTTCAATAATCTCAAATCATTTTTCGGGGCCGGAAAGGAAGTGGCCGGGACCCCTCCTGTGATAGCGGTGCAGCCGACATCCCTCGCCACGCCGTCGAGAATCCAGCAGTCGATCAATCAGGCTGCGGTTGTCGACCTGGTGCGCAGGACTGCGATCATCGAGGGGGTGCGGGCCAGCAGCCAAATCACTTTTACGAGCTACAACGACGCGCTCAGCATGGAACAGAGCCTGTCCACCTACCTCGATACCGAAATGGAATCCACATCCGTCAATTCCTTCGGCCAGCCAATCCCGATCGACGATGATCTGTACGTCGCCCTGGCCAGCCTGAAGGTCGCGATGGTGAGGGACATTACGGCGCGAGGCGCGAACCTCGCGCCCCTGACCCAGGTGACGCTCCCCATCACGATGCCATCTCTGGTAGCGGCTTACCGCGTCTACGGAGACTCCACCCAGGAGCTCGACTTCGTGGCCAGGAATAATATTCGTCGCCCGGCCTTCGTGCCCGGTGGCGTGCCACTGGAGGCGCTCTATGTCTGATGGGGTGGTAGAGCTCAAGGTAAACGGCGCCATATTCGGCGGGTGGCAAAAAGCCGAGATCCGCACCAGCATCGAGCAGATCTCCGGCACGTTCTCCGTCACCATCACCGACAGGTGGCCAGGTGTTGATCTGCCTGCGCCTGCGCTGCAGGGCTATCCGGTCGAGATCCTCCTCGATGGTCAAACCGTCATGTCCGGGTATATAGACGATCTCGAGCCAGAGTACGACGAGAACTCGCACACGATTCACATCGAGGGGCGCGACAAGACCGAAGATCTTGTGGATTGCTCTGCAATTCACGCTTCCGGTCAGTGGAATGGCAGGACATTGACCCAGATCGCCGCCGATGTCTGTACACCGTTCGGCATCAAGGTGATTGCCCAGGTCGATGTGGGAGCCCCCTTCCCGACGCTCAACATACAGGAAGGCGAGCGAGCTTTTGAAACGCTCGATCGCGCAGCGCGCATGCGTGCCGTTCTGCTGACTTCTGATGGACTGGGAAATCTCATCATTACCCGAGCTGGCCAGACCCGTGCCGGCGCAGACCTTGTCGAGGGGGTCAATATCAAGCACGCCAAGGGTAAATTTTCCTGGAAAGAGCGGTTCTCTCATTACATCGTCAAAGGCCAGTATAGGAACTACGACGGCGGCGATCCTACCCAGGCTGCCGGTGCGGCCGGGACCGCAGACGACACGTATATCGACCGCTATCGCCCGATAGTGATCCTGGCTGAGGATCAGGGGCACGTGGCCACGCTCGGACAGCGCGCCGCATGGGAAAAGAACGTCAGAATTGGACGCTCCGGACGGGCCACCGTCACCGTGCAGGGATGGAAAAACGATGTCGGCCTTTGGACGAAGAATACGATAGTCAGGCTGCGCTCGCCGAAGCTATACGCAGATCTCGATTTGCTCATAGTTTCGGTCACCTATCACCTGGGCGAGAACGGAACGACTGCCGAGCTTGAGGTGTGCCGCCCGGAAGCCTTCGACCTGCTCGCCGGCGTGCAGGCAACGCGCCTAGGGAAGCAGATCTCGATCAAATCGCGGCAGGGCGCAGCGATGCGAGTGCGGGGCGACAATCAGCGCTGGCTGCAGGCGAACGCCGGGTCCGACTACCAGTCGAATATTTCTACCGTGCCGCAAGGAGAGGTCTGGAATTGATTTCCACGATACAGAAACTGATCGCACCGACGCACCGCAGAGTCATGCTGATGGTCAGCCGATGTGTCGTCGACATTGTCAGCGATGCGTTCAAGATGCAGCGGCTTCAGATTACCGTACTGGATGGCGAGACCCGCGACAATGTAGAACGCTTCCAGGAATACGGCTTTACTTCAGTGCCGTTCCAGGGGGCGGAGGGGGTGATGGTATCAGTCGGAGGCAATCACGATCATGGCATCGTCATTGCCGTGGACGACCGCCGCTACAGGCTGAAGGGTCTGGCGAATGGAGAGGCGGCCCTCTACGACGATCAGGGTCAGAAGGTGCACCTTACCCGGAGTGGAATCGTCGTGGATGGCGCCGGAAAGCCTATCTTGATCACGAACACCCCTGAGGCGACGCTGGACACGCCCCTCACGCATCTCACCGGCGCGCTCCAGGTCGACGGCTCCGTTACTTCGGATAGCGAAATAACCGGACTCGCCACTTCAGCGGCTCCCATCTCGATGAGCGGGATAAGGAGCTGGGCAGACGGTCACGATCATAACGACCCCCAGGGCGGCGTTACAAGCACCTCCAATCAGACGCTATGAGCGATATTCAGACGGTATTCATCGATTTTACCCACGGCGCAGACTATGCCACGGACAGTCTCGGGCTCCTCGTCGACGATGGTCTGCAGACTTCGGTCATCCTGTCGCTTTTCACCGATCGGCGCGCGAACCCAGATGATGTTCTGCCTTCGGCATCGAGCGATCTCCGCGGCTGGTGGGGTGACGACTACCCGGTGGTGCCGGGTGACAAAATCGGCTCCAGGCGCTGGCTTTTGAGTCGAGAAAAGCAGCTTCAGAGCGTGCTCAATCGCCTCAAGGAATACGATCAAGAGGCGCTCCAGTGGCTCATAGACGATGGGGTAGCTGCCAGTGTCAGCGTCGACGCTGTGATCGTGCGCCCCGGAGTGCTTGGCGAATTCATTTCGATTTTTCCGCCGGCGGCCAGCCCGCAGCAATTCAAATTCGAGTCTTTATGGAGTAACAGCTGATGCCCTGGGTAAGACCACTACTTCAGGATCTGGTGGATCGGGATGTTGCCGATATCGCCACCAGGATGCCAGGAGCCGATGCCACGTTGCGGCGCAGCAATCTCAATGTCCTGGCCAGGGTGCACGCAGGGGGCATGCACGAACTTTATGGCGGCCTTTCCTGGGTGGCGAATCAGATTCTTCCGGATACGTGCGACCCTGACATCCTCATGCGGCAGGCGAATATTTATCTGGATGTCCCGCAAAAGCCTGCGACATTCGCCCAGGGGCCGGTGACGTTGCCCGGGACAAATGACTATACGCTCCCGGCCGGGACGCTTATGCAGAGATCGGACGGGGCAGAGTTCACCGTCGACGCGGATGCGGTTGTGATCGGCGGTTTCGTCTCAGCCAACGTGACGGCAGTCGTCGCCGGATCTGCCGGAAATTCTCTGGCCGGGACGCAGCTAGCGCTTGTATCTCCGGTGAGCGGCATTTCAGGCACGGCAACCGTCGGAGCTGCCGGCCTCGCGAACGGATTCGATGTGGAAACGATCGACTCTGTTCGTGCTCGCCTAATCACCAGGCTCAAGCAGCCGGCGCAGGGAGGCGCGACTTACGATTACGAAAATTGGGCGACAGATATTTCCGGCGTTACGCGCGCCTGGTGTATGCCCAGCTACCTGGGCGTCGGAACAGTCGCGGTTTTTGTGGTGACAGATAATGCGCCCGGAGGTCCAATCCCGAGCGCTCAAACAGTAGCAGCGGTTCAGTCGTACATTGCCGGTCGCTGTTCAGTTATCGCGGCCGGGCAGCTCTCGGTTTTTGCTCCAGTCGCAACGCCGCTTGATTTTGCCATTCAGCTGACCCCGAATACCGCTGCAGTGCAGGCTGCTGTCGAGGCTGAGCTGGCGGACCTGCTGACGCGGGAATCCATTCCGGGCGGAACGCTGCTCCTGTCGCATATCCGCCAGGCAATCTCACTTGCCGCAGGAGAAACGGACAACGTGCTCGTGGCTCCGGCCGCAAATGTGGTGGCGGCCGCCGGTCAAATGACTACGATGGGGGTCGTCACATGGCTATGACGGCAGATCAGTATCAGGAGATGCTCATGGCGCTGCTTCCTGCCGGGCCTGCGTGGCCAAGGAACCCTGATTCTGTCATTGGTCAGCTCATGGCTGCATTTGCCCAGGAATTTTCTCGCTTCGACCAACGATGCGACGATTTGCTGGCAGAGCTTTTTCCGGATTCGCTTGTAGAGCTCCTTCCTGACTGGGAGCGTGTGCTCGGTCTTCCGGACAATTGCACGCCAGCCGAATCGCTCACTTTTCTGGAAAGACGATTCGAGGTAGTAAGGATATTGACGAGCATGGGAGGGCAAAGCACGCCCTATTTTATAAAGCTGGCAGCTGCAATGGGTTTCCAGATTTCCATATCCACGTTCACCCCATACGATTGTGAAATGGCGTGCGAATCCGGTGTGCTCGATGAGGTGTGGCGCTTTGCGTGGCAGGTCAATTCAGCGCTCAATTCCATCAACGAGGAAACCTGCGAACTGGATTGCGAAATGCCCTTGCAGGTGTGGGGAAATGCCCGGCTGGAGTGCGCTATTACAGCATTGAAGCCTGCCGAATCCGTTGTTTTGTTCTCATATTCATAAGGTGAAAATATGCAAAGAGTAAGCAGGTCTACGGCTGTGTCGGCTCTTCCGGCACCTCCTTCCGGAGGAACCCCAGGGTACTTTACCGGCGGCGACCCGGTTGCTGCAACTCCGGCGACCATCCCGGGTTACGAGTGGTTCAACAACGTACAAGAGGAGATCCTCTCGGTCATCGAGGGCGTGGGCCTCGTCGCATCGGGTGCTGACCGGACCCAGCTGAGGCAGGCAATCGAAAGCCTCATCGAGGTCAGGTCGGGAAATTATGCGCTCGATACAGGTGTTGCAAATGCCTATGTAATCGCGCTCAGCCCGGCGATCTCGGCATACACAAACGGCCTGTCGATTCGGCTCAAATTTGCACATTCCAACACCGGCGCGTCTACCATCGATGCTGGAGCTGGCGTGGTCCCCCTGCTCAACGACGAGGGAGCAGCCCTCGTCGCC